CAGATACTGACTCTTACCATAGTAGGAGTCGTAAGAAGAGTGCCAAAAAATCCCAGTGTAAGGGAAAAGAACCTTCAGGTGAGGAAGAAGAGACTTCACCTGTTGTTTTTGTTCTTTTTTACCATCCAGACAGTGCGTATGCTTACTGTGATGGGTTTTCGTATTTTGCCGTCCTGGGCGGCTGGGTGTCCTCCAATGGTGAGGTTGTTACTGCTGTTAGCAAGAATTCAATAGTCGAACGTGTGAAAACCACTAAACAAGGTGGGTGTTTAGTGTCTGATAAGGGCTTTGGCACTTCCATTGCTACCCCAACCGTTGAGTATGCCACTTACTCTGTTTTAGGCGGAATAAGAACGGGTGGTAGTGAGATGACAACCGTCAAGGAGCTAGTGCTCGTTCCGGCCGTCAAGAGTGCCCTGCGTGAGTTTCCTAGCCCTATTAAGGAACACACTGCTACTGGTATTTTTTCGCATCTTCAGCGGCAATACCCTGACACCCCACCTGAGTTGCTTCATGCGACCTACAGGTTTGTCATGTATCTAAAGAAGAAAGGAGCTGATTTCCGTAATAGTTCCCTCAACAGTCTTTTGGCAAACACGGTAGCCGTGATCCAACGTGAAGAGTGGCAAGAGCTTCTTTATTGTTCTGCATTGGGGATAGATATCACCCATAGCGGTCCATTGAAAACACCATCTGCAGAGTGCAAGGTGCAAGACGGCTGGTTGATGAGGAACCGTTATTCTATCCTTTTTGAAGGGGCTTCTATAGATGACCAGGGACACCCCATTTTCACAACGCTTGACCCCACCACGGACGCCGTTACTGCGTCTGATAAGTGGGCTAACACAGAGTTGTGTCGTTTTGTCGGTTCCGGTGTTGAACCGTTTGTAGTCTACGGGCCCACAGCTAATAACGCATGCAAAGCCCTGAAACGTTTGCTTGGGGACATTGAGTTGGGTGACACTTACTATGCTAACGCTATGGCTCAGTTGTTTTTAGTGCACCATAGGCTAGGCAATTCCGAAGTGTTGCAAGCAACGCGCACCAGTTTTTCGCTTGATAGACCTACTGTTACTGTAGGGAGGTACCCATTGTCACATTCAGTAGACTTTTCAACTGATACCCGTGAGAGTGCTTTCAAAACTTTTTGCCAGTTGAAGGGTTTCAAAGCCACCTTTTCAGCTGTGCTGAATGCCAATTTGTTGGTCGCGCAGCAAGTTCAGAAGGTTGTAGCTCGTGTACATTACCCGAGAGTTGAGGAGTTGTTGACAGCCTCTAGTAAGTATTTGAAGTGGATCTATTATGGTGGTTATGATTCACTCCTGACTTACATGGAACCCGTTTTATCCCGCAATTTTGCTAAGGAGATCCCGCATGTTAAGCGCCAGTTACGTCGATGTTATGTCGACAACAGGAATTTCCATAGTGACGATGATGTGATGGTTACAAAAGTGGAGGCACATGTCAAGAGGGAGTTGGCAAAACCTGGTAAGGTCCCGAGGTTGTTCGTCAGTTATGATGCCGGTTGTATGTACGCCAATGAGTTGCCAGAGTATGTTAAAGTTTGTATCGACGGGGAGCAAACTTTTGTTGTTGGTGATTTAACAGTCCAGGTGTACATAATGGCTAAACCCAGTGGCGGGATCCTTGACGATTTGTTTTTGAGATTGTATGAGTCGCTGGATACCATGGATTTTTTGATGGTTTTGGTTTACTCCGATGACACGGTGTATGCTGGCCGGTACCACGGGCAGAGTATTCTCTTTAATGTAGACATTAGTAGTTGTGATTCCAACAATTCTTCATTGGTTTTCTATATTGTTGGTAACATGCTGTCTAATTTGCATCAGCGAAGAGCTTTAGGCCTCCTTGAGCAGTGTGGTAAGCCTATTCACCTTGAGAACCCGTTTAGTAGCGTTGAGAAAATGGTTATTAAAATGCATGGCCTATTTGAGGGGTCCGGGACTGTGTTGACGACAATTTTGAATCATTCAGCTTCGTTCTGTATTGCGGTGGCAGCATCATCACTCATTTCGAGCGGAGTGGTGCCAGCCCACGCTATTGAACTGGGCGCCTGGTCAATTGGCCACAAAGTCACTGTTGAGCCCTGTGTCGACCATTGTGGTTTCCGTGCATTTGAAAAAGTGCAGTTTCTCAAGCGCTCACCTATTTTGACAACTTGTGGTAAGTGGGTTTCCATGTTGAATTATGGACCAATTTTTCGATCTTTCGGGTTTGTTGATGGAGATTTGACCCCTGAGAGAATATGTCTCAGTCCTGAGAGTTATCACAGTATGACTTGGACTGAAAGGATGGATCGGTATCTCGGAGCCATAGTTGCTGGCTTGGTTCATGAGCCCGATTCCATCATGTTGAGTGCATTGAGGAAGAGGTTCCCTGCGCCCCTTGACGGAGGTTTAATTACTCGCAAGGATCCTCTCGAGATGGATAGTTTTTATAGTGATTTCATTTCTTTAGGGGACAGACCAAAGTACACACTTGATACTTCTTCTGTTCTCAAGCGTTACGACGTCACCTTATTAGAGATGCAACATTTTGCTAATCAGGTAGAGAATGTTGTTTTGGGAGCACGATGCACGAGCACAGCGGCTGCTAATATCTTCAAAACAGATTATTCTGTTGGAGAATGTTAGTTCCGCTGTGCTCATTGGTTCAGGCCGACCTTGGGCAAGTCGCA